GCTAAAGATACGCCTTTTTTTCTAGGTTTAGCTTTAGCTTTCTTTGCCGTTGCCATTATACAATCTCCTAAACACTAGACTACGAATAGAATACTGTTACTGAAGTTACATTAGTTAATGTACAGTAAACTTCAGAACCAAATAATATACCATCGCCCGGAATCACTACATCGTGCATACTAGAATTAGCGTCAGTAACAATTTTTAATTGTACTGTTCCACTAGCCCCGTTTTTTAATTCAACAGAGCCTGCGGAACCACTTGTAGTTATGCTTATTGATGCAACGCGACTTCTACGTGGGATTATAACGGCGGGAGAATCAGCTTGAAGAAAGTTGACTGCTGCGATGTCATTTGCTACTAACGACATAATTATCTCCTATTATGCTGGTGTTACTGTAGTTGTACCGTCTGAACCATACCATACAGCATTAGCAGCACTACCCGAAGCAGTATAAATTATACCGTCATCTAGATCGACTGCTTGTAAACCAGCTACTTTATTAGTTGTGTTTAGAACATTATCAATATCAGCAATAATAATTGAAGCATCGTTAAATGAGTAAGCTACAAATCCATTGTTAGCATTGACTGGACCTGAAAAAGTGGTTGTTGCCATTTGAATTTCTCCATACAAAGTGAAGCTTATTAGTCGTGTATGCGTCTGCCGGGGCAGTCTAATAAGCCGGATTTTTCCCGGAATACTAGGATACTACACCTATTAAAATGATTATACAATAGAAAAAGAAAAACCCTGGTGGAGGATGGCACCAGGGTTTTCCGCCGAGCCAGTGCTACTTATGCAGCACCTTGAGAACCCCACATACCTAGTGGGTCAGACCAACCAAACGAGTAACGCTCACGAGCTTTGTAACGTACATTGCCTGTGTCGAAGTCGCCGTCCATAGAAGTAGTAAGCGGAGTTCTTTCGAAGTGCTTCATACCGTTAGGAACATCAGTTGTAAGGAAGTATGCATCACCATCAGTTAAGAAGTGGTTTACAGTATATCCTTCTGGAATTGCACCGTTAGTACGTAGTGCGTTGATATCGTTATCAGCAGTAGCTACACGTAGCTCTGTATCTAATAGACGAGTCGCAACGAACTGCAACGAAGGTGGAATTACTAGTTTACGAGGTTTCGCTGCTATTAACAGTCCACGCTCATCAGTCCAAGCTGCGATTTGAATTACAGCATTTTCCAACGCTGTTTCGTTCAAGTCTGTAGCGACTGCTTGAGTGTTGCTGTTTACGCCACCAGAAACTAACGGGTGGTTAGCATTGAACAATGACACATTATCTCCACCAGGGAAAGCTGCGTTGAAGCCGTTGTTTAGTACATTAGCCGCACGAACTTGCTTAGTGTTTGCCATTGAGCGAGCAAGAGCTTTAGTATAGCGAGCTGAAAGAGAATCATATAGATTGTCTTCAACTGCTTCTTCAGTAAGACTGAAGCCTAGAGCAATTGTCACGTGGTTATAACGAGCTGTGAATGCTTCTTGTGCATTATCGTATGCAATTGCTGCGCCTTCACCTTTAACAGGTGCTGCCGCGAAGCCAGCTAGTTTAGTTTCTTCTTCAAAGCTTCTATCCGAAGATTCTGCTTCGTAGATTTCTTTGTGTTCTTCACCATAACGCGCATATTCTAAACCGAATAAAGCATTAAGGCCTGGGAGTAACTCTTTTAAGAGTTGAGCTCTTGAAATTGCCATGATTTATTCTCCTTAGATACCCGTTGAGTTATTGTAAGAGTGAACACCAGCATTAAACTTAACAAGTAAGTCAGTGAATGCGTCACCTACAGCCGATGTTGGGCTGTCTACAAAATCAACAATACGGAAAGCAAAAGCTGCCGTGGTGTTTGTTGTAGCTGTTACTGCACTAGTGGAATTACCTGTAGTGGTACTTCCTGTGCCAGTAGCTTGTATCGCTGCTAGATGAGTATTCTGACCTAAGTCAGCTGCTGTTACTGCTGCGTCTGCTTGTGCCATAAAGACTACATCAGGGTCGTCAACAATGTATGCTTGAGCGTCTGATGCAACAGTGCCTGATGGCCAATATTGACTAAAGGTTAAGTTGCCTGTAACTGGGTCTGAGTAGGTACAACCTACAAATACACCAATTGTACCAGCGGGGAACGCTGCTGCTGCTCCAGCACCGCCATTACCTGTAGTTACGACAATCTCAACTGTACCAGCGGCTACAATAGAAACTATTGAACCGTTGAAAATGTTGGTTGCATATCCACTAGCAATGGGTAGTAAGCGAGTAGAACCCGCATAAGGCGTACCACCAATGTGGTTTACGGCTTTAAGTCCATAAGGACTAGCTGTAGATGCCATTTTCTTTCTCCATTAAAAGGTTTAATTTTAACCCCTTCCAAACTTTTCAGAACCTTCAGCAAACTTAGGCATTCTTGGATCGTTTTGATTCAAATATGCTGCATCGACTGCTTCCGTCTGACTTTTAGTTTTATTATCAATATAAGCCTGACGTTGTTCCATTAGCTCTTTAGGAGCTTTACATAGTAATAAACCACCAATTTCAATATTGTTTTTATATTGTCCTTGGGGTTGAGTACCGGTTATAAGTTCTGGGTGCTCTGAATGTAGTACAGGTTCCCAGCCCTCACGCATTTTCGAAGATACGTTCATGTTATCCGGTTCATTTAATAGAGAGACTCTAACCCAACGATATACCCACCCTGGCTTCTGAGTAAACTCAGGTAATAATGCCGCAGGTTTCCATACGCGTTCTTTTTTAGGGTCTTCTCTTACTTCAACTTCCCGATCAGTTCTTTTAACTTTATCCATTTGCGTTCTCCGTTTTTATCATTTCTCGTGCATATTGTTCCGGTGTCAACCTAAACTTTTTAGCCAAAGCTAATTGAGTCTTGGTTAGTCGTACTTTTTTAGGCGCGGTACTGCGCGTAGCCGGTGCAACAACATTCGAAGGTTTGCGTTGGGCAGGTTTAACCTCTTCCAACGAATTATCCCCAAAGTTCTCAGGGAATCGCTTTTGCATAGTATCATCGATACTACGGTAATACCTATCGGCGTCTCGAACAGGGTCAACCCCATTTTTGACGAGTTTTTCATGTATTCCTAAAGCAAGACTAGTCATTTCTGTGTCTTTACCAAACCAAGGATTTGCATCTTGCCAAGCTCTTTGTCTATCGTCTAGTTTTGGGGCTTGAGCAGCGGTTTGCGCTTGAGGAGCATTTTGTTGAAAATCTACACTATTCTCAGGCTGTTGTACAGCTTTAAATTGTGGTTTTCTTTCTTTACTAGCAGATAATTTATATTGGGCTTCAGTCATTCTAGATTGAGCTTCAACAATTTTATCTGTTTCCCCAGATTCATAAGCCTCACGATAATCTCGTTTAGCCAGATCAAGTTCTTTTTCATAAGAAGCAGTAATAGATTTTATATAGTCTTCTTCACCACTACTAAGAGTAGATTTTAGTTGTTCGTTTTGAGTAGCAATATGTTTTGCATACCGAACAGCTTCTTCTCTTTCTCTATCAGCTTGTTCTTTAGCACGTCTTTCATCGTGATAAACTTTTTTAAGCTGCGCCATACGCTGTTTAACGCGATCAGAATAATCTTCTAAATTATCATTCTCTAGTTCGTCAACAATTTTTTGCGGTAAAGGTTCCTTCCCTTGATCTTCAAGAGGTGTATCATCTTCTTCCTCTATTTCAATTTCAGGTTCAGCCGCACGTGGTTTCTCTTGTACAACTCGCTCGACATCTGCAGTAGATTTTTCGGGTTTAGAAGTTTTGCTTTCTTCTGTACTAACTTCTACTTCTTCGCCCTCCATCTCTAGTTCTTCCGGTATTTCATTTACTATCTTTGTCATCTTGCTCTCCATTTGTTGCACTGATAAATAAATCAGTGTTTCGATTGCCTTTAGATAAATTCCAATACTCAGGAACTACCTGAAGGTTTGTGAGACAATGTCTGCCTCCTTTGCTTAGTGGTACGATATGATCTACGTGCCACTTGAACTCAAACATCTCTTCGCGAAGTTTAGCCAAAGAGTACATTTCTTTTAACATCCATTTATCATCAGCCGTATGAATGTCGTTTGCTTTATTTTTAGTAGCCCTTCTTGTTACCTTATAAGCATTTACTTTATCTGGATTCGTTTTTTTCCAAGCACTTACACGTATTCGTTCTTGTTCGGCATGTTTTTGGTAGTAGATTTTATGACTCTCTAATACCTTTTCTGGATTAGCCTCTTTCCAAGACTTTCTCCAGTTATATGCCTTTTCTCGATTAGCTTTATAATAAGCTTTTCGTTGTTCCGCGCTTTTCCAGCCAGACAAAATTATGCTCTTGCATATCCACGGGGGTCACTAACCACAGCTTCTACAGTATCGTCATTAATAATACGAAACTCTTTACCGTGAATCTTTATACGTGTTCCTGAATAAGCACGGGTAATTACAAAGTCACCTTCTTTACACCAAGGGCCAGAAGGAAATCTATCTTTGTCTTTGTAAGCTAAATCACCCAAGGACATAACAAACAGAACAACAGTAGAA